GCATTTTGTAGAATTATTTCAAATTCAGTATAAACCTAAAACAGAAAATCAAAAAAACAGATGGTTGGATTGTTTAGATAAATTGCAGCGAATTGATAAATATAATTTACGGGATGTTTACAATATCACAAAGTTTTTGCGTGCCGATGATTTTTGGCAAACTAATTTTTTAAGTATTTTAAAATTTAGAAATACAGATAAAAATGGAATTAAATATATAGATCGTTTTATGTTGCAACATAAGGCAAAAACAAAACCAATAGGATTCAAAAAAGTAAAGGGATTGAATGAATTTTATATATATACAAGCGCGGCGGATGGAAAACAAGAATTAGGCGCCAAAACAAAAGGCGGTGAACTATTTGAATTTCATTTAAAACAATTAATGCAAACCAATGAATTTAATGAACTAAAAACATATATAATAAATAATAAATAATATGCTACAAATAAATGAAATATACACGTTAGACATTCACGAACAAAAGATTGTTGAATTAGTGGCTGAAATGCGCCAATCTAACAAAGAAAAAACTGGTTGGGATGGTGCGGGCCGTGTTGCTGAATTTGGTGGCGTTGACTTGAATGTTTTTGGTTTTGGCGCTGAATACATATTTTGTCGCGAAAAAAACACTTTCCCAGATTTTGAAATTAAAAACACTTCAAAGCGTCAAAAAACTGATGATTACGATTGCAATTGGCTTTCAATGTCCGTTGATGTAAAGACATCACAAAAACAATTTCCGCTTATGGTTCCAAAATATAACAAATGCGATGTTGATTTGTTTGCTTTTTTTGTTTGTGAAAAATATCCAAACTATCAGTTCAAAGGATATGCAACAAACGAAATGTTATTTCAGGAATCTAATTTAAGACAGACCAGAGTCATGGCGTATTGCTTAGATCAAAACAAATTAGTTAATCAAGATGAACTTTTATTTCTGAAAAACTTGTAATAATTAAAAAAATATTTTTACTTTAGCCAAAACAAAACAAAAACATAATGAAAACATTTAACGATTTTAATATTGATGTCGGCAATAAATCAACCGGCAAAATTAAAACACAATGCCCGGAATGCAGCGCAACACGAAAAAACAAACGCGATAAATGTTTATCAGTTGACATTGACCAAGGTTTATTTAATTGCCACAACTGCGGATTTAGCGGCACAACAAAATTTCAGAAAAAACCCGAATACATAAAGCCCGAAAAAATAAAAGTAAATCTGACATCGCGAGTTGTTGAATGGTTTAATAAACGAGGGATAACAGAACCAACTTTGGTGCATTGGAAAATTGGCGAATCATTACAATTTTTTCCGCAAGTAGGTAAAAAGCGCCGCGCAATAAATTTTAATTACTACCGAAACAATGAATTAGTAAATGTTAAATACAGAGATTCAGAAAAGAATTTTAAAATGGTTTCAGGCGCTGAACTTGTATTCTACGGCCTTGATAATGTCAAAGAAATGGAAACCGTTTATATTGTTGAGGGTGAAATGGATGCGTTATCATTGCACGAATCTGGATTGTATTCTGTTTGTAGCGTTCCTAATGGTGCATCTAAAGGCAATCAACGTTTAGAATACTTAGATAATTGTTTTGAATATTTTAAAGATAAAAAGCAAATCATAATTTGCACGGATAACGACAATCCGGGAATCGAACTCCGCAATGAATTAGCCCGAAGGTTTGGAGCATATCGTTGCAAATACGTTGAATTTGGCGATTTTAAGGATGCTAACGAGGTTTTAATGTCAAAAGGAGGGGAAACGTTGCGTAATATAATTAAAGGCGCTAAGAACTTTCCTTTGGAAGGCATACTAAACATTGATAACATTTGGGATAATGTTTTAAACTATAACGAAAACGGTGTCAAGAACTATTCAATTGGATTACCAAACTCTGATAACTATTTTAAAATGTCACCGGGTGAATGGACAGTTGTGACCGGAATACCAAATTCAGGTAAATCAGATGTTGTTGACCAAATCTGTTGTAATATGGCTACGCGTTACGATATGCGTTGCGCTATGTTTTCGCCTGAATCATTTCCCTATGAGGGCCACATTAAAAGAATTGCAAATAAATTAAATCAAAAAAATTGTGATAACGATGATTTAAACCAAACTAAAGATTTTATTCAGGATCATTTCTTTTGGGTTAAAATTGATTTAGAAAACCTAACATTGGAAGGTATATTAAACGCCTTTAGGGATTTGGTGTTTCAAAAAGGAATTAACGTTTGCGTGATTGATCCTTGGAATATGCTTGACCATTCGGCGCAACGTGATCATTCTTACATAGGCAAAGCGCTTTCACAAATAACGCAATTTTGTCAGCAAACAAACACACATTTATTTTTAGTGGCACACCCTAGAAAAATCGAATCAGACAATGGCAGCTATAAAAAACCAACTCTTTACGATATATCCGGGAGCGCTGATTTCTTTAACAAAGCATATAACGGAATGATTGTGTTTCGTTGCATAGGACAGAAAACCCAATATAATTCGGACATTGTGAAAATGTATGTTGAAAAGGTTAAACGAAAAGAAAACGGCCAATTAGGTGATTTTGATATTGCGCCTGATTTTACTGCCGGCGGAATTTATAAGGATATAACATTGGCATCTAAAAAGTTTGAAGTAATAACCGACAATTTACCTTTTTAATTATGACTAAGAAAATACAAGTAAATGAAGATCATCACAAGGCGCTGCAATGGTGTTTAAAAAACAATATCAAGGTTGGCGTTAAACCCACAAAGAGAGGTTTAAAAATAGAAATTAATGACAATGATAAAATTACTTTGTCACCTTCATTTTATACGAATATAGAGGCGCAAAATAAGTGTTGGGATTTATATTTGTATCTTTACCAAAAATATTGGGAGTTATGAGATTAAATTTTAATACAGTTATTTATCCAATTTACGGTGTATGTGTTGGTGTTAATTATTGGGATTCTGCAATGGATCACGTTGTTATAGAATCTGAAGTTGAAAATGAAGTTGAACATTGTCTGGAACTACACTTTTTTATCTTTGCAATATCTTTCGTTTGGTACACTAAATAAACCAAATGCGCAAAGTAGTAAGCATTAAACAAGTAAAAGAAACGCCATCAAATCCGCGTTTAATTAAAGATGCTAAATTTAAAAAACTTGTAAAGTCAATCAAAGAAGATGGTTGGATGATGGACATTCGGCCTATTGTTGTTGATGAAACAATGACAGTTCTAGGCGGTAATATGCGTTTAAAAGCGTGTAAAGCGGCCGGAATGTTTGAAGTACCTATTGATATTCAAAAAGGTTTAACAACTGAACAAAAGCGGCGATTCATAATAAAAGATAATTCCGGGTTTGGTGAATGGGATTGGGATTTATTAGCAAATGAATGGGATGTTAAACAATTAACTGATTGGGGTGTTGATCTGCCGGTCTTTGATCTGCCAATTGATGATGAACCTAAAGAGGTGACCGATGATTCAAAAGAGGTTTGCGAATTATGCGGCAAATAGTTTTCGTAAAGTTTTCGTAACTTTTTTGTTTATTATTTGTTTATAACTAAAATAATGTTGTATATTTGTATGGAACAATAAAACAAAACAAATTATGACAACTTTAGAAATTTACAAAGCTTTAAAAAAATATGCTAACGAAGATACAACAATAGCAAAAGAAAATGGTTCAATGTCTATATGTGACACAAAAAGAGGCGTTATTAATGTAAATTATAATAATGGATTATTTCAAGCTTACAACAATAAAGGTGAAGAATTAATTGGTTCAATGTTACAAAATAGATTTGAAAATTGGTTAGTTGACCAATACATTGTTGAGCTTTAAATAAAACAACGGACGCGTTGAGATAATTCAAACAAGATAACCTTGACGAATTATCAATTTAACCCTTACAGAAATGTAGGGGTTTTTTTATATCCGTTTATTTTATTTAACTTTGTATTATGGCAACAAAAACCAACATATTAAAAAGCAATTTATTAGAAGCACTTGAACAATCACTTGGAGTGGTTACAACTGCATGCAAAATAGTAGGTTGCAATCGATCAACCTTTTACGGACATTATAACCGAGATACTAAATTTCGTGATGCCGTTGATGAATTACAAAACATGACATTGGACTTTGCGGAATCACAATTGCATAAGCAAATAAAAGATGGTAACACAACCGCAACAATATTTTATTTAAAAACAAAAGGTAAGAAACGCGGCTATATTGAAAGGCGTGAAGTAGAAATGACCGCCGAAGTTTCAACATCAAAATTATCACCTGAAGCAAAACAAAAAATAGACGATATTCTAAACAATGAGTATTAACCAAATAATTAAAGAAAAGTGCGAAAACTCTTTGTTATTCTTTACGCGCTATATCTTTAAAGAAAACACCGGCAATAAGTTCGAAGCCGCTAAATTTCACGAAACGCTTGCAAACACGTTGCAAAAGGTTAATGAGGGTGAAATAAAGCGCCTTATAATTAATGTGCCGCCACGTTATGGCAAAACAGAAATAGCCGTTAAAATGTTTATTGCGTGGTCATTAGCAAAGCGGCCCGAATCAAAGTTTATTCACTTATCCTATTCAGATTCATTGGCGCTTGATAATAGTTCAATGACAAAGGAATATATCAATTCCGATGCGTTCCAAAATATTTGGGGAATTAACTTAAAGAAGGATTCACAAAGCCAAAAAAAATGGTACACTAAAGAAGGCGGCGGCGTATATGCAACGGCTTCAGGTGGTGCGATTACGGGATTTGGGGCCGGTACTGGTGGCGCCATTATCATTGATGATCCATTAAAACCCGACGATGCGCTTTCTGATGTTAGGCGTTCGTTTATAAATAATCGATACAACACAACAATCCGTTCGCGTGTTAATGATCGAGATGTTCCAATCATTGTAATTATGCAGCGCCTCCACGAGGACGATTTGTCTGGTTATCTTATAGGCGGCGGCTCTGGTGAAGATTGGCATCATTTAAAACTCCCGGCATTAGATGATAATAACAACCCATTGTGGCCCGAAAAGCATTCATTTGATGAATTAGAGGCAATCCGTCAAGCCGATCGTTACACATTCAGCGGTCAATACTTACAAATCCCATCACCGCCAGAAGGTGGCGAATGGCGTAAAGAATGGTTTCAAATAATTAAACGCGCTGAAATGCCAAGCGATATTGTATTTGAAATGTATATTGACGGCGCCTATACAAAAGACACTAGAAACGATCCAACTGGTATTCAGATCAGCGGGAAAAGCGGTGATAATCTTTATATATTTAAAAGCATTGATAAATATTTGGAAATGCCAGAACTAAAATCTTTTATAACATCGTTTGTTAAATCGTGCGGCGTTAACATTGTTCAAATATTAGTTGAACCAAAAGCATCAGGAAAATCATTAGTGCAATTATTAAGGCGCGAAACAAATTTTAATGTTTCGGAATTAAAAACAAACTTTGTTCGTTACTCAAAAATAGAAAGAGCGCGCGCATCGTCACCATTCATTGAAGGTGGCCGCGTTTACTTAATTCAAGACAATTGGAATGATGCGTTTATTCAACAAGTTAGCACGTTTCCAAACGCTAAACACGATGAACATATTGACGTTACATCGTATGCAATTGAGCGTAATTTAATCAACAATTTCTTTATTGTATAAAACAAATTTTAATTTCGTATTTTTACGAAAATTTTTCATTTCATAAAATATGGCTTCATTTTTAGATAGATTCAAATCGATAATAAATAAAAGTTCACAACTAACAAACATAAATTATAACAAAGCCATTTACAACTGGCTTGGTGAATCAATTGTTTGGAATCCTGAAAATGATGATTCTTTTATTACAGAAGGTTACAGAAAAAACGCAACAGTTTATTCGCTTATTAACTTAATTACTAAAGCGGCAACAACAATTCCTTTTCAAGTGTATGAAATTGATAATAAAAACGATTATAT